CTATCTGATATACTTTCTCCGACCGCAACGTATCTTCTGTACGATACGTTGTGCGTGTCTCCAATCTTTTTCCGATATCAACGGCTCATAGTCGCCCTGATATAAATGCCCCTTAAAGCTATAATAGCCGATGTAAACAGGGCGTGTTACTATTTTCTTTATCGACTCAGCGTTAAATGAACTTCCTCGTCGCCCATGATGCCCCATTGCGTTGACTATCTCAGCTACAGGTAGATAGGACTGATACTCAATGAACTTTTGAAAAATTAACCGAACAACTTCTGCCTCTGTTTCGTTGATAATAAGACTATCCTTTCCATCTAGGTTATAGCCTAAAACGTCAGAACAAGTCCTTTTTCCCTGAGAAGCTCTTTCAGCAAGCGCAAATGAAACCCTTTCGGCAGTCAGTTCCCGTTCCATTTGAGCGAAAACACCAAGTACGCCCATCATAGCACGCCCTGTCGGTGTAGATGTGTCGAACCCCTCTGTGCAACTTATTATGCTGACGTTATGCTTTTGTAGTTTATCCCACGTATCGTAAAGATCTGCAACGGACCTTGTGAAACGGCTTAACGCCCATATCAGTATGATATTAAATTGACTTTTATAAGCCGCTTCAAGCATAGCTTGACATGCCGGGCGGTGTGTGATATCCTTTGCACTTATTCCCTCGTCAGCGTATACATTGTATACCTCATAACCTCTTGTGGCACACCATTCTGTTAGTGTCTTTCGCTGAGCCGAGAGGGAGTACCCCTCTCGTGCTTGGTCCAGCGTTGACACCCTTATATATATTGCCGCTTTCATAGCGCAAGCAAGCCGTCTATTTCTGCAAGCCTTTTGAGAAGCTTTTCACGCTCAGCTTTTAAGCTTTCCACGTTTATGTCAGATACGAGCTTAACGCCTTCATGATCCTTTATCTTGCTGTAAATTGTTTCAGGCACACCCTTAACACGAACGATTGTACCCTCATCAGCTGATATTCTGGGGTTTTTGGCAGAGCCGCCCGAAGTGGCAAAACCACCTGTTATCAGCATTGCATTGTCAGAGAAAATAACTTCTCTATCACGATAGAGCCTTTTCAGAACAACCATTGAGCCGACTCTGATTTCTCCGTCCTCGTAGCCCTCTGTATAAGTGTCGAGGTCAAGATCTACTGTGACAGTGCTGACCGCACCAAGCTCTCCACACTCTCCGTAGCATTCAATAAGCAACGCCTTGACGGCTTCCTTGTTCTCCTCTGGGAAGACCCAGCAAGGGGCATTCCACTTGCCCTGTATCTGCTTTGCCCCTGCGACAAAGCTCTTGTTGTACTGGCTGTTTACCTTGATTTTTTCGTTTTCTACTGTAACTTTCATGTTTTTTTACCTCCGAATATTTAATCACTTTTTTCTGAAAAATACGATTACGGCTGCTACAAGAATGATTATCTCAGCCACATTAAGAATAATGCTTACGATCTCCATTTGACATTTCTCCTTTTGTGTGATATAATATCCGCAGCGGAGAGCCTTTCGGCTCTCTTGCGGAATTCCTCTTTAGTCTGTGAGCTTATCAATAAGCTGTATCAAACTGTCTAAGAGGTTTAAACTTACCTGAATGATAAGCAGCTTTAGGACGGTCGCATTATCTTCAGGTTGGCGGCTCTTTTGAGCCGCTTTTTTCTTTTTCTTACCCATTGGTTTCACTCCTTTCGTTCTTTTCTGATATTATTATACACTTTTCAAACGTGTATGTCAATGCTTTTGGAATATAAATATACACGAAAATAAAGTGCATATTTTGTATATATTGTACACTTTACAAAAGAGCATATATGTGATACTATTATTGTGAGGTGATATAATGATAAGAATAAAAATAGATGTATTGCCACGTCTTAAAGAAAATGGGTACAGCACCTATAAGCTAAGAAAAGACGGCATACTTTCCGAAAGCACTATCCAAAAGTTAAGAGAACGCAAGGTAGTATCGTTTGAAACCATTGACTGGCTCTGTGGCACTTTGGATTTACAGCCGGGCGATATAATCGAATACGTGAAGTGTGATAGCAACGATAAGTATGATTATCTTCCAATCACAACTGATAAAAAGGAAACTGCTATCGAAAAACAAGAAGAATGTGATAAATTTAAACAGCAAATAGCAGCGCCTTATCGTAGTAATACTGATAATAAAGACGATGGCGTAGTTCCATGGTAGGATTAATAGTGGCGGCATTTGTTAAAGACAAAACTGAATATTAAGTAAATCAGCCGACAAGGAATAATCCCTGTCGGCTGTCTTACTGTCTACTTTATCTTCTTTGTAATCTCGTCGCTGAGCTTCTTGATGAAGTTCACGCCTGCAATGCCGTTTTCGTAATATCCCCACTTTTTCAGCAGAGTATTAACTGCCTTTGCAGTACCTTTTCCGTATGTACCGTTCTTATCCATACCTACGTTGTGAAGTTTGACCGCCTTTGCAAGAAGCAACAGTTCCTTGAGGGCAAGCACACCGTTTGTTTTGTTGCCCTGCTTGTAGCCTGTCTTGTCAAGCACTTTCGCACTTATCTTGCTCTGGTTCTTTGGTCTCAGGAAGCCTGCAATGTGGTCATAAGTGTGCTTGACCTTAGTGCAGGCTTTTCCGCTCCAGTTTTGGTCATACGAATAAAAATAACTCGTGTTGCCCTCTCCCGTGCAGATTGCTATGTGACCCCAGCCGCCATTCAACGTGCCTGACCATATCGCTACATCACCCTTTTTCGGCACGAAACTTGGTGTGTTCTTTACCTTTGTGAAATTCGCTTTCAGCCAAGTATTCTTATCGAATAAATCCCAAAAGTGATGTGCGTCATACCAGAAATTCTTGATACCTGAGCCGAAGACCTCGTTGAAATATGCCGTTGCAAGGTCTACACACTGTTTGCCTGCTGCGCCGTCATAGTTAACCGCTACACCATTGTGCTTCTTGATAAACTCATCATATGTCATTTTCTATTCCTCGCTTTCGTTTGTATCCACTTTGCTTTCAACTGTGATTTTCAGTTTGTGTACGATCTTCACCAAGAATGACGGCAATGGTATACCTATCACCGCAAGATTTTCCAAAATAGAAATACATTCATTGATGATAAACCATATCGTCACGATAAGGCCAAAGTAAAAGCTGACGTTTACCTCAATGCCTATCTGTGAAAGTCCTGAGATAAAGAGCCAATCAAGCACGCCTGACACCGCCACCACAAATATGTAGCCGACCTTTTTGAAAAGCCCTTTAAGACCGACACGGCTTGATAGTTCGCCCCTATTCCATGCTTTCCACATTCCTGTAATGTAGTCAATGATCATCACAAGTACCAGAATGACTATAGGTATCGCCATAACACGGAAATACGCTGACAGCCCTGCGGCTATCGCTGATATGATGATTTTTGCTGTGTTTTCTTTCATTACTGTTCCTCGCTTTCGTATGTTTGTCCCGTGATTGTTGTATACTCCTCAGCTGTGATCCACTTGCCGACGGCGGTGTGCACCATAGCAACCGACCACAAACGGCTGTCATAGTATCTCTTGACCTTGACGTAGTTCTTACTCATCATCAATCACCTCATTCAACTCAACACCATTCAGCATAGCTAGAAAATCAACGTTTGCCTTTATCCTGTCTATCTCGGTGACTTTGGGCTTGCGAAAATTATCTTCCGTCAGCCCTGCGGCTTTCAGCATTTCTTCTTGCAATTCTGTCATGTTGTACCTCCCACTTCTGATAGTTTCACAATATACTCTTCTTCATTTGGCACTGGTATATGGTAATTATCGTTACTGTTTTTGAATGTTACTGAACCCCCTGCCTCTACCTCGATGTTACGCAGGAAATCGTCTGGTATCAGGGTTGAAATATCCGTGACAATTGGTTTTTCTAGTTCGTAGTATAGGATAACACCCTGCATTGCCTGTTTGAATGCGGTGGTATCGGTGTAGGCGGTGTCTTTGACCTGAATTTGCGAAACTACGGTAACTCCGTCTATTGCGAGTGTTTTATCAACAAATACATTGGAACTTCTCGCAACTGTTCTATATTTACTGCACAACGCATTATAAATGGTTGTTCCAAATGCACCTAGATACTTAAAATTGAGATGTACCGCAGGTGCGTAGAAATGATTTCCAACAGCGGAAGTCGTGTTAAATTTCCAATCCAGTGTTCCCAAATCAACGCTGTTCACGCACTGAACGTATCGTTTATTTTCATAATCCACATAATTCTTAGCCGTTCCTGCCGACCAGCCGTAGCCAGGCAATGCCTTGATTGCTTCTGGTATCTGGTAAACGTTGCTGTGGTAGGGGGTGTAGGCTGTGGCGGTTGGGGATTTTTCAATTTGAATATCGCACAAATCAAAAAATGATTTTCTATCAGTGCCTGTAGACTCTCCACTAAATACAGATAAAATAATGTATCCGTGTTTAACCGAGATAATTCCAGTTTTATCGACATTGTAACCATAGCCAGTTAAGTGTTCTATAATCAGTCCTGTTATATTATTATCAGTGCGGATTTCAGAATCAAACACATACACTGATTTGCTCATGCCCGAAACATACCCAGATTTGTGTTTTGTTGATACCGTATAATCACCATTTTCACACGGAATTTTCAAACCCTTGTACCTACCGTTATAATACATCGGAATTGTATAGGCATCGCTGTTTTCTTTGCCACTTTTGTTAAACAAATTCTTCCCCTGCTCCACAACGCTCTCCGTGCCTGCACTGACTATTTCCCCAGCGTTATACTGGTAATAATCATTAGGGAACATGGCTTCAAATTCTTCCACGCTTGCAGGCTCGTTGCCTGAACCGAACATGGCGGTTAAATTGAAAATCTGTGGTTGTAGTTTAACGTTATCATATGTAACGCCATTGTATAGATATAACGTATAGTACCATTTCGCATTACTACTTCCATTTGTGATTATAACCCCACGACCTGTTTGGTCATCTCCATATCCTTGCGATGAAAATAAAAGTTGTTTTACTCCATAAACACCTGACAATGGGTTTGCCCTTAGTAGATATTTATGACCTTTTACATTTGTTAGGACTGCTACGGCGATTGCTTGCCCTTCTTCTGTACATGCTCCATTCAATGTAACAATTCCGTCACCTGAAAGCGTAAACTTAACACCTTTGGTTGTAATTTCTTTTGAGTTAGAAAAATCAACCAGCTGATTAAACACAATTGACCTACCACCCACCGACTTGACCGACATCAGCTTACCGCCTGTCGGAACAGTCTTTGCGTATGCGGTTTCGCTATCAGTTTCAAATTTGTGTGTCACACCATTGCCCATGTCATATAACGCATTTACCCTACGTTGTAACTCTTTATCTGTCAGCTTCACACGTCCTATTTCAGCCGTGTTTTCAGCTATTTTTCCGACCGCTGTTACATAGTCATCAGGCAGACTGTCAGCCACCGCCTGTGCTGTCTGTGCGGCGGTTTCAGCGGCTACCCTGTCCTCTGCAACCTTAGCAGTGTTTTCCGCTACATTAGCCTTGTCGGCTGTCACCTGTTCTGCCAACGTCTGCACCGCCTGCCTGTCTGTTGCAGTGCTGTCAGCGCAGGTCTTTGCGGTCTTTGCATAACCAGCCGTTATTGTTTTGTCAGCTGTGGTCTGTTTTGCCGACGCTGACGCCTGGTCTGCAGATGTTTTGGCGGCGTTCTGTGCAGTGACCGCCTCAGCACGTGCGGTTTCTGCACCCTGTCTAGCCGTTTCAGCCTGTGTTGCGGACGTTTCTGCAGATGTCTGTGCGGTTTCAGCTCGGCTTGCCGCCTGTTCTGCGGTGTCGGCTGATACTCCTGCGGTGGTAGCTGATTTCTCAGCGTTTTCAGCCGCTTGCATAGCCGTGCTAGCTGCATTCTCAGCCCTTTCCACGTCAGCTTCGACCTGTTCACCGATTGCCGATATCCTATCCAGTGCGTCAGCTGCCACACTTGGTGACGGTACTGCATTATCGCCGATAGCCGAACCTATTCTTAGGCGGAAAATTCGTGATTTCTTCACCAGCACATATTCATCACCAGACAGCTTCTTCGCCGCTATCTGACACGATACTGTCTGTGCTGACCGCAAGATATCTGCGGTTGGCGTCCATGTGCCCTCTGAGATATCCACATCGTAGACAGTGCCGTCGCCATAGTCGATAGTCAGCACATAGCGGTCTGCGCCGTCTATCTCCATGCCCTCGACCGACACAGGACGGGCATTTGTTTCACCAACATAGCCCAAAAGGGCTGTGTTCACGACTACATTGTAGTCTTCGTTGATTTTTATGTGCATTGATATTCCTCCTTTCTATGGCTTTGTTACGATCCAGTCAATAATGTATTCACCCTGTGGAACGGTAGCACTTGCACTTTCTGCGTTCGTCAGCGCTACTATCAAATTGTTGCTTGTGAAAAATGTTTCTACACATAGCCTTCTCACTTTTGGTGCCGACACCTCCCGTAGACTACAGATGATCTGCGTGTTCTGAGTCGGTGTGAACGGCAGATTCAAAGTCGTTGTGGCCAGTGTCGTCTCTGACGGTACAATAAAGGTCTGAGATCCTGCTGGCATATTCATCTCATTGATTGCATTCTGTGCAGCGGTCAATGCATCGACAATAGCCTGTCGGACGTCTCGACCTGTATATGCTTCTGCCACCTGTGTGATCTCTAAGCTGATATCAATTGCTTTTGCCATAATCATTTCTCCTATTTTCTTGATGTCATTCCACTAATTGTGTCGATTTTGTCGCCAAATGTCAGCACATTCTGCGATCTGTCATTGATGTCGATACTGGTGCCGATGCACCTCAATACCTCGTCAATGCCAAGGTAGCTATTGACAATGCGATATTTGCAGCCGATTGCAAAGCCGTCCAGCTTCTCATCAATGTCAATAGCCGATACCTCATACTGAACTTTTGCTGCTTTTAGTGCTCCGGCACATACTCTGCCTGCTTGAGACAATACGCCTGGAGTGGTGATATTGTCGAATATCATAGTTCCAGCGTGTACTCCGTACCGCTCTATCAGCTGGTCGTTGTCGATATACTTCGTTACTCCCGAAAGCGTCACACGTTCGCCCGTATCATCGTTGATGACAGCACCTAGCGGATACAGCCTTGTGATGATCTCACTTGGGTCAATCGCCTGCGTGATAGATCGCATATTCCTTCCTAGTTGTATTGTTTTATTGCTGACTTCTGAAAATTCGTTTGCTGTGAAATCGAAAAATCTAATGCCTTTATCGATGCGCACCCTCATTTCACCTCTGATATCTTCGCCGGAAATCAGGTTTTTCGTCAGTTCTGAGAACGTGTCTTCATATCCTGGATTAAAGATGTGCTGTGCTTGCGAACAGTTAATATTGCCAATATGTATCTGCTTGTAGCTTTCAACAGATTTATTGTGTGCTGAAAGTAGTGTGGCTATATACGTTCTTATGGTGCACTTTAGCTGTTTGATAATTGGTACACTATCTTTCAGAAAACACAAACCGCCCTCGCAGACAACTTGCTTGCCAATCTCGCCACTATCGGTCATGTATGGTGATATCGTCAGTACTCTGCCATCGAATATCAGACCTTCCTTGTCGTCGTAAACCTTTATTAACGATGTCAGTTCCTTTAGATCGGAGTAGCAGCTGTTGTCGGGATATATGTTGAACGTAAAGGTGTCAATAGTGTTGATTTCTTTGATGATGGTTCCTATCAGCTTGTTGGTCCTGACAGAGCCAGTTTCGTGAAGCGTCTTTACATCATCGAGTGTAACTAACATAGTATTTCCTCCGTAAGTTCGATTTCAAGTGAACCAGATCCGTATAGAGCTAAGACATTTGTGCCGGGTTTGACGACGAAATTTTGCATTCTAAACGTTGATTCAGTTTCTTTGTATAGGTTTTCTGTGAGGATATTACCGTTAAGATCAAGCATTGTCAATCCTCGTTTGTCCTTATCGTTAGCATCTTTGCGATACCTTAAGCTCGGAACTATGTCATCTTCGGCATAAGAATAGAAGTACAGTACCCCCGGCTGGGAATGATAGCCGTCTTTGTGTGCTATGCAGGAGAGATGTGTCTGATTGAGGCAATCATCATCAAATGCAAATGTATCCCACGCTGTGTCTGCAAAGTCGTCAGAGACCTTATATGGTGCTACATCGAAAGTGACCTCGAGAGTAGCTGTTATGTCATCTTCACCAAGGCTGGTCTCAACAGTTCTACACTTGCCGACAAAATGATAGTTCTCGGAATAGTTGTCATAAATATTCTGCTGTGGAGCTTCACATAACCAGCTCTTGATCTTCTCAATCCTGCGGAGCAGTGTGACAGGTTCTGTATCAGATACGAACATCTTGTATGATACTTCGGTGTCGTCAAAATAAAAATTGCCGTCATAGTCAGACAGATCAATACTGCCGTTGCGATAAGGTACAGTCACTTTGATCTCACGCTTCTTCGGCTCTGCAACTGTTGCACTGATTATTCTGATTTTAAAATCCTCATACGACTTTTTGCCATTAAATCTGATTTGTCGTGTCATACTGCACTACCTCTTTTCTTTCTTGCAGCTCTTTCGCCAAGCATTACATCTATAAATGGAACTGTTTCCTCTGCAATCACTTTCCCATTTGGGAATACTATCACGTTATGAATAGTCTCGGGCATTTGTCTGACTGTTGGGACGACCTGCGTGTTTTCTGTGGCGCTTGTTGCTGCTTTCTGCGTGATACTGTGGGTATATGATCCATTATATACCGACCTTGCGACCCTATTCGTATCGCTGTATGTATTTCGCATATTCTCTGACAGTATCTTGTCACCAGTATTGGTATAGGCTTTGATGATATCGTCCTCTGATGACTTCCAACCTTTGATCTCACCCTGCGCATTCATTTTCGATATATTCTCAAATGCCTTTGAAGGGGAGTGTATATCATATACCCCCTTGACCGCCGCAAGCACTGCGTTCGCTCCACTTGTTGCAGTATCAATGACAGACTGCTGTGCAGACAGTATGCCTTGCTGCATACCTAACATCATTGCCGCACCCGTCTGCTCCCATACATCTGATATCTGGCTTATTTGGTCACGCCTTATTAATGTTTCTTTCGTTTTCTCATACTTCTTTTCAATCTCATCGAATTCTGATATTGCTATCGTCTTGCAGTTACCCATGTACTCTTCCCACATATCATTGTACTTTTTCAACTCAGGCTGTGACATGGAAAGTAACGCCTTTATCTTGCTTGCAGACTGCGGACCTGCTTCCTGCAAGGTCTTGATAAGACCTTTATTCACGCCTCTGTCTGCAAGTGTCTTGATATCATCTGACCAGCTTGCCATGCCGTCAAGATTAGATTCCAGGTTCTGCATAAGCTGTTCTGCGGATATCTCAGCACCGCCGTTGAACTCATCAAACAGGTTGAGGTTGTTCTGCAGCTCTTCTGTTCGTTTCTGGACGGCTTCGTCATAGCTCTTATTCATCTCAACTATTGCGTCAACAGTTTCTTGCGATACCTTGTGTAATCCGTCTTTATACATGACAGTGCGGTTATAGATCGTATCGACCTTTTTTGCATTGTCCTCTACGGCCTTTGAATTGTCTTCGAGAGCAGAAGAGTGCTCAGAAACGTACTTGGAGGCATCAGCATAGTCTGCGTTCAGTTGCTCAATCTCTCCGCCTGCGGACTTATACGACTTCTGAAGCTCTTTTACAGACTTGTCAAGCTTGTCGTACTGCTCCTGTAGATCCCAGTACTGACTTTCATCAGCGACGTTCGCCCAATCTGCGTTTAGCTTATTCATCTTCTCTTGAATCGGGATCATTTCTTTTTTCTTTTTGGCAATTTCTTCTTCAAGCTCTTTCTGATTTTTCTCAGCCTTATAGAGGTCTTCTGATATAGCGACCATATCTTTCTGAGCTGCTTCGACAAGAAGCTGTTCTTTCTTCGCCTCAATGCACTCGTATACGGCGTCTCTGTTATTCAGCAGCTTGCCTGTCTGGTCATCAATCTGCAAGTTCAGGTCAGGCATAGCACTATTGAGCTGTTCGACGAGGGCTTTCATTTCTAACTTCTCGTCATTAGATAAGCTCTCGGCGTCAGAAAGCTCAAAAATTCTATCTGCAAGACTTTTATAGCTGCTATACTCGGCTTCTATATCTGTCTTGGCTTCTTCTCTCTGATCTGCGGCTTTCTTCATGGAGTCTGTCAGTTCGTTCGTGCTGTCAACCAACGCCTGCTCTTCGTCATTGAGGACTTTTGTTGAATCAGCGGCGTCATCAACCGAAGTTGCATAAGACACAATACCGCCAACTACCGTACCTATAATAGCTGCAATTGCTCCTACCGGCGACGCTTTTTGAGTTGCATTTAAAGCCTGCTGGGCGGTTTCAGCTGCTTTTGTTGCACCTGTAAGGCTCTTGAATGACTTTACGAGGTCTGAAACGTTATTTATGGCTTTTTTTGATACCATTGCCGACGTTATTCCTGTCAATCCTCCGATAACAAGGTTAGAATGCTCGCAGAAGAACTTTACACCGTCAATGAGGATAGGCAACGAACCTTTGGCGAACTTGGCGCCTGTTTCGACCAAATCTCCAAGGGCATTGCCCATAGCGTCGAATTCGTCACGGAGGTCTCCATCTTTGATATCCTTGGTGAGTTCACTGAAAAGCTCTGAGCCTTTTTCGGCGGCGTCTTCGAGGGGGGCGCTGAATTTATCGAAAATAGTTATGCCAAGGGATTCAAGGGAAGAGTCCATTATAGCCAGTTTGCCCTTAAGATTGTTATTCATGGTGTCAGCCATTGTCTGACACGCTCCGTCAGCGTTATCTACCTGAGCTTTCAGGTCATCGAAAGACCCGCTCATGCCTTGAAGCATAGCGTTGACGGAAGATAGATCCGTCTTATTGAAGATATCACTTAAAGCCTTTGTCTTCTGGTCATCTGAGAGCTTGGAAAGCTTGGCGTTAAGGTCTCCGAAAATATCGTTGATATCTCTGATATTTCCCTCACTGTCAGCCACGCTCACGCCCAATTCTTTCAACTTAGCAGAAGCAACGTCTGTCGGTGATGTTAATGACAAAAGCATATTTCTGAGATGTGTGCCGCCCTCTGCACCCTTGATACCGTTGTTCGCCAGTATTCCAAGAGAGGTGCACATTGTATCAACGTCCTGCCCTGTGGACTTGACCGTACCGGCACACTGGAGAATGCCCTCACCAAGCATAGCAACTGTGGTATTAGATTTTTGGGCTGTCTTGGCCATCATGTCCATATAGCCGTCAAGGTCACTCGTCTGCAACTGTAGTGCTGACATAGTATCTGTTACCATGTCAGTGCAGGACGCAAGGTCCATGCCTGAGGCAGTGGCAAGATTAAGAACTTTCGGCAGTGTTTCAACCGCCTTATTTACGTCATATCCTGCAAGAGCCAAGTAATTAAGAGCGTCAGCGGACTCCGAAGCGGTATACTTTGTTGTTTCGCCACATTCACGGGCGGCGTTCTCTAGCTTCTGATAGTCCTCAGCGCCTGAGCTGACCTGCTCTGCGGTCATGCCCATTGTAGCCGCAACGTTGGACATTGAGCTGGAGAAGTCAATGCCGACTTGTGCACAACTTTCCGCCGCTTCCTTGGCGGCATTAGCTATAGCTTTCAGTCCCTCAACGGCAAGATTGGCGGAGAAAACGTCCTTGAAGACACTGCCTGTTTTATCGACTTTTTCCCCCAAGTCCTTGGTCTTGTCGCCTAAGTCCTTAGTTTTATCACCAAGATCTTTCGCTTTATCAGATGTCTCCTTAGCCTTGGTGCCAAGTTCTTTTACTTTGTCAGAAGTTTCTTTGGCTTCATTGCCCATTTTCTTCGTGCTATCATCTGCAGTCTTGGTCTGATCTCGTAGGGTATTCAGTTTCTTTCTTGTCTTTTCAAGCTCTTCTTGATATTTAAGATACGATTCAACGGGCAATTCGCCTTTCTTATATTGCTCGTTGATATCTTTCTCGTTTCTAATGAGAACGTCAAGCTTTGTCTTTGTGGCTTCGATAGCTTCGCTCAAAAGCTTCTGCTTCTGAGCGGTATATTCAACGTTAGTCGGGTCAAGCTTTAAGAGTTTGTTGACGCTGTTCAGATTTTTTGTAGTCGAATTGATATCGGCATTAAGCCCTTTCATGGCGGCAGTATACTCAGACGTATCACCACCGATTTTGACGTACATACCTTTGATTTTCTCATCTGATGATGACTTAGCCATTACTCACCCTCCCATGCCTTTATTTTCGCAATATACTTTTCATATCGTTCTTTGCTGATTTTTCCCTGCTTATATCGTTCTTCCACAACAGGCAGATTTGCTTTCAGTTCTTCGTATTTAATTTCGGGGTCAATGACCTTTTTGCCGGCGGCGATTAATCGCTGTCGGTCATAGGCGCAGGCATAGTTCACTACCATACCATACGTCATGCGGTCTAAATCAGCGACAGTAAGACCCCTGTTTATAACAAGGGAGATGACCTCCTCCGATTTGAGAGGCCGATCATCTCCGCTTTTACTGCCGCTTATGGATTTTTTCTGTCAACTTTCATGTTTGCCTGCAGTATAGGCATAACCTGATTATAGATATCATCAACAGGAAATGCACCATAGGCGAAGCTGTCAAGCCACGTCTGAATAGGCGGTATACTATCATCATAAGTCTTGGCAAGCACCCATAGGGTGCGGTATTCGACCTGTTGAACAAAGGCACCCTTACCGAACTGATGTACCTTGACAACGTCCTCAAGGTACTCCGTGCCGAACGCTTCTTTATAGCGATAGAACATACCTGCTGTAGCCTTGAAGCCTATCTGCCTGCTGTCTATAGTCAGGACTATTGTATTGCTCATTGTCATTCACCCGGGGTGTAGGTGTACTCAGGAAACTTTGTGAGTACTGTGTTACCCTTTATACGGAAACGTGCAATGTGTCCTTTCTTGTTGTTGACAGTAGCCTCAGCCGGTGACGGCTTGCAGGCAATCTTATGCTCTGTATACTCATAGTCCATACCGCTGTCTTCCTCTGTCTTAACTGAGAATTTCGTGCGATCTGTAGTATAGCAGTAAGGGAAAACCTCGGTGTATCCCTCGGCTTCTGATGTTGACTCATACTGTACGATCAAGCCGAACTTTGGCGCTTCTCCTGTTCTTGCTACTTCGACCAGTGTGCCGTTTTTCTCTTCGATGACATTTCCGTACCAGTCTTTCTCAAGATCATCACACAGGTCAAGTGTGGTGATAGTTCCCTCGTAACCCTGATTAGTCTGACCTGCGAATGCTACTACGCCGTCAGCCCATATCTCCTTGCTTGATGACTTCGGGTCAAGGCTTACCTGACGGGTGCCCGAAAGCTTTGTCTTATGATACTTAAGTTCTCCATATGTGATAGTTGTCGCACCACTGACATCTGTAGACTCTGTAATCAGTGCATGGGCAACGGCTTTCACTGTTCCTTTCATTAATATTCCTCCTTGCGATCGAATTCATATACCCACATATCCATTTGCTGATCCTGCCCCAGATAGCCTGCGGCGACTGAGAAACATATGCCCTTATCCATAAGGGCGTTCTCAAATAGGATATGTGTTTCTTCATCTTCCGGCTCGCAGTATATTTCAACTGCAATCCGTGGGATAACTGCGACAGTTCTTCCGTCTGCAGATATCGTCTGAGGTGTCTTGTTTATCCATGTTGCGAACGGCAATTCCGTTTCCACTGGAAAATCTATCTTAGCAATCCTGTCCGCAGGAATGCCTGAAAGTGATATAATTTCTGTCAATGTCATTTCGACTTCTCAATCTCCTTTCTGATGTTTTCCGGTAATTTTTCTTCGGCATACTCTTGTCCGTAAATCATGTGCGGATAAGCTTTCGCCTTAAACGGAAGCGTTCTGCCACCACGCTTCATAGCATGGCCATACTCCAGCAGGTGTGTGAGAAGATACTGCTTATTCTTCTTGAAATTCACTATCTGCCGAATGTCGAAAGAGTCCTCGTACTCGGTGCTAACTGTAAGCGCCTTGGCATACTTGCCGGAGCGGTTATTGAACGTGAAGTGTTCTTGGACGACCTTGCGGGTTTCCTTTGCGGTCTTCTTAACGGCTCTTTTGGCGGCTTCATTAACACGTTGACTTTCTTGCTGAAATGCGTGCTGTAAAGCCTCAGCCATCTCATCAGGACTCATTGACATGGATTTCTAACCTCTTTTTCCGCTTTTCTATTGATAACTGCCAAGCCTGCGGCTTAGCGTCCTTTATCATCTGAACTTGAATGACGTTATACTGGTCGCCGTTCATTATCACAATGTCAGTCGCCTGCGGCTCGGCGATAAGTGGTATTCTTATCACCTTATCACAGCGATGCTGATACTCAGCGGCTTTATAGAAACGCTCTGAGCCGACGGTACGATTGTCATATCTTATGCCTGCTTGCTTGATTTTCAAGCCGTTGGCATTGATGATAGTTGCAATAGTGCATATGCCGTCATTGAACGTCTGCCGCTTGCTTATCATACGCTTCCTCCTGACATCTCCTCAATCTGACATCTTGCTCTCAGAGCGAAGAGCTGAGAGTGATAATTTTTTTCAAAGTCCTCGAAGCAATCGTTATATATATATCTGCAGCAGTCGATCAGAAGCTGGGCGTCGCCGTTGATATTTTCGTCAACGTTGATATCCAGCACCTGACCTGCATATCCGTTAAGTACTCCTATAGCACGTGCTATAATGCTGTTTATCTTTCTGTCAGTAGCTTCGTCTGACCAAGTTATGTTCAGCTGATTTTTAACTTCCTCGAATAATGCCTGCTGCATTTATATCAACTCCTTATGTTTCTGACGGTGTGACAGTGTATACTGTCGGGATAAATCTCTTAAGCTTTGAGATATCCAGATACCTGAAAGCATTGCTGTCGAGTGGCTTGCCGTTGCCGTATGTCTTGATCTTATATGTCCTTGCGTCATCAAGGAACTTGAATGAGTCATCAAACTCCAGCTTACCGCCCTTAGCCATGCCAAGACCCATGAAGTAACGCTTGCCAAGACCGAAGATAGCTCTGTCATCAGGAACGGCGCATGACTGGATAATAGTGCATGGAATAGGCATAACATCGTTAACCCATTTTCCCTGAACGAAATTTGTTGTCGCAGGCATTACCTTTGTCAGATATGTCTTTGGATTGACCACAAAGATGAGGTTGTCGAGTGGACGGTTATTACCCGCTTCGGTCTTCGTGAGCTGGGCGGCAATAGCACCAATAGCTTCAGGGGAGAGTTCATTGAGTGCAACTGTCTTTTGGTCAGGATACTTGCCACCGACTACTGATGCACTACTAGATACGTCCTTGCACATTCCGATAGGGCAGTTCAGACCATCGCCTGACACGATACCGGTTTCCATACCGACCCAAAGGGCTTCTGCCAGTATCTCACGGACATATCTATCCAGCCATGAGGCACCAAGGTCAAGCATATCGTTAGACACTGGAATCCATGCTGTGAGCTTCTTCAGTGCAACGTCAAAGGTCTTGAATGCACCTGATAGTTCCTTGTCGATAGCTGTGTTAAGATCTCCCCACTTAGCGGTCTGAACACCCTGGTCATTTACCAACATCTTCGTAATTCCAGTGGTATCCTGGAAGTTGATGAAGTTGAGCAGAGGGTGCTGCTGTGGGATCTCACCGAGAACTGACTCAATGATCGTGATTGGCATTGTCTTATCAACGTTTGTCAGCGCCATTTTCGGGTTTGCGGACTTGCCCGCCTCAATGACGGCGTTATAGTAGTCTCTTTCTTCACTGGTTAGCATTCTCACACCTCTGGTGCTGAGTATCTGGCTATCGACAGACTCAGCGGTGCTCTCCACCTGCTCCATTATGGCATCTGAAATTAGATTGCCATACTTATCAAGGGCGGCTTCCATGCCCTTGTCATCACTATCTCTGATAGCGGCTGACAGTGAAGCAAGGATATCTGCTTTCTGCTCTTTGATTGCGTCAAGATTAATCATTCTTTTTTTACCTCCATTTTCATGAACTTTTCAAAAACCGACATAGCGGCATTTGTTTTTTCTTCTTCGGTTTTTTTTGCTGGCAAAGCCTGCTGTGCGGCGGAATTCTTATAAAGCTCAATGAGCTTGTCCACATTCTCCCTGTCGAGGGCGCTTGACATAGTGTACTGCTTTGTATCACTAAGCATTGTAGCCATATCAACGGGTTGCTCTGCGGTTGATATGCTATCGCAGAAGCCTTTCTCAAGACATTCTGCCGCTGTCAGCCAAGTACCCACCTTTACCATTTTGGCAATTTCCTCACGGCTACACTTGCCGTTGCAACGTTCTGCATATGTAGTGATAGCGGTATCGGTCATCTTGTCAAGCTCAGCCGCCGCCGTTCTCATATCGTCAGCATTTCCCTCACAGTAGCAGGACGCCTGATGTATCATCATCATGCTGTTGCTATACATGATGATCTCGTCCGCTGCCATAGCGATAACGCTTGCGATAGAACACGCCCAGCCGTCTACATAGCAAGTAACGTTGGCTTTATGGCGCTTAAGGATATTTCCGATAGCAACGCCCTCTTTGATCTGACCTCCAAGAGAATTAATGTACAGGTTGATATGTTCACAATCTTTGTACTCGTCAAGTTTGGCGGCGAAATACTTAGCGCCTGTCTTGCTCTCTTCAACTTTTCCCTTTTCCCAATCAATGTCAAGTCCTCCACGGACTTGTGAATATAGATATAGGCTAAGCTCTTTGGGCTTATCCGCTTCCATTTTGAATTCAAAATGATTAAAAATGCTATTCATTGCTGTTTCCACCTCCTTCGATTGTCTCGTAGTTCTTAGTTCTTGTGTGCTTATCGGCCCAGGCTTCTGGAATTCTTTCCTCACCTGTCTTCTCCCTCAACTCATTCGTTGAGTAGAAGCCACTTGCGATAAGCTTGTCAACTGCATTTGCCATTTCAAGCACATCAAGGTGCTTAAGGTTATTTGTACAAACTTTGGCGTAGCACCCACGCAGGACTTGCTCTTTGGTATAACGCTTTGCCGTTATCTCGTCTGATAACATCTTGGCGAAAGGATCAACGGCAGATGTCAATGTCATTGATAACGCTTCACTGATGTTCTCGACATTTCCCTTTACGATAGCCGGTGAAACGTTGAAAGCGATTGCCGCTTTCTCTAATGCGTCATTCAGCATAGAAATGTAGTCCGTTGTTTCCGATACTGTTCTCTTGGTTTCGCCTGCTGTTTGAGGTGTATATTTAATGCCACCCCATAGCGGAAGAACGGCGTTCTTAGCGTCAAAATAGGTTTTGAAATAATTATTCATAAGAGTATCGAATTTCTTTTCATAATCGTTCTGCCCCTGTGCCATTGGTGATATTTCGAGAATGCCTTTTTGACCACCGCTCTTAACATAGGCGTTTGAAGCCGTTTCCAAGAAACGATTATGTTCTTCTAACATTTCCGTAAGTATCTGTCTAACGCCACCATTGGAATATGTGAGATATAGGACATCTCCCATATCGAATGTTTTTTGAAACGTAAATGCGCCTCGTGCCACCTGAGAGAAACGGTTAGGATATAGCGCATACTCTTGCGTACTCCAAGAGTCGGCACAGATTATCTGCTGACCAGCGCTGACAACAAGGCTTTCACCACGCACGAGGGTCTTGCGGACAAGCTCGTTCTTGAATTGCACGGCGGTCTGATTGACATTAGGTTTGATATTGAACAAATACCATTCTTCGCCACGGAATGACTTGCCGTCACGATAGGTTTTTATCTCGCACTTTGAAACCAGTGCCGCAAGGATTTCAACAACAACTTGAACTGCGTATGCTTGAACGGCAATTCTCGTTTCGTCATTATACCCAACCGACCGGACACTTATCACTTCATCACTCTTAGCATTCATTATGCGTGATAACAGTGATCTCAGCCCCATTGCGTTACCTCCTCTCTGTTTTTGCTAGTATGTGAATACGTCCATAATATTCATATCCATAGGCATACTTGATATTTGCTCAGCAATTTTATTCTGCGCTGCTTTCGCAGCAACATATGCCTTGAAAGGGTCTGTCTTTCTGGACTTAGGCTCTATTTTTCCATACGTCATATTGCCTGCGGACGAAGTGCAGACCTTGGTGTTATTCATAGCCCAGCGGAAAAGGGGATTGTCTCCAACTGCAAGCTTATGATTCACCAGCTGACTTGTGATTACAGGCATTATCATCATTTCATTCGACGGACGAACAAGCATGATATTTCCGTAACCTTTTTCATCAGAAGCGTAGAGATTTTCTTTGAGCGCCCTCCTAAGCAGCGTATAGCGGTAGTTATCTATGCCAGTCATTGTGACATTGGCGTTAAGCTCCGCCGCTTTCTGTGCCACCCATATAACGGGTATCTCAGGCGGAATCTCTGGACCGTCAACGAATGACAGTAGCCCCGCCGCCTCCCACTCTTGCAGTGGCGCCTTAATTCTTGACAGATCTGCAGAAGCCTTGCACACCCAAGTATGTGTTAGCCACACATCAGTTCCGTCTACGTCAAAGAGCAAGCCTGCTGAAAGGAAGTCATCTGTCTTCATATAGTCAAAGCCTGCTGTGCATTGTCTGCCTTGAAGCTTTGACAAATATGGCGTGATATCCTGATTAGTTGCCAGGATATTATCAAATGCGGTTATACCGCCCTCTGTCTGTTGCGGCAAACAGTTCATGCGTTTAACTGCGAAACTGATATTGCTTATCTTATCGTCAAGATAGTTTTGAAATTCCGTCTTCATTTCCTGAAGAAGATCGGGCAGGTATTGCAGTGAGGGGTTAGCCTTATACCACATTTCGGGCATTTCAACTTCTTCGGGACTATCCACCCGGGCTATGAACGGAAGCATACCATTGTCTTCAATCTCGCCGTTAAGAATTCTTATGCCTTTGGCTTTCTCTTTATCGAGAGGTCCTTCTCGAACGAAGCCGTCAGTACTCATGATAGTGCGGCGGGGTCTTGGTACTTTTCCGAGACCACCGACAGCAACCTCAATGAGCTTGCTATTCTCATAGGCGTGTACCTCGTCATGATCTACCTTTCCCGGACGTGCGCCGTCGGCTGACCTCGGGCTTGATGTTCGGAATTTCAATTCAGACTTCGTTTTTAGATTTATTATCACTTCTTTGTTCCAGTAAAAGAACCGCTGCATTTTGTCACGATTGTCTTCCAGAACGTTATATACGTCTTTGAATGTGGTCTCTGCTTGATCTTCTGTTGTTGCAAAAATATCAATGTTGTAATGCTTGATGCCATTGGTAGGTGTGAGCAAGCAAAAGTCTTCAAATCCTAAGTATCCGTTTTTTCCTGTTCCTCGCCCAACATACAAAAATAGCACCGGCCAACGTAAGGAACCGCTTGCGGTATATGTGCAGTTGTGAAGTACAAATACGAATTTTTCCCAAGGAAAAAGGCCAAAAGGGAAATATTTTTCATAGCTGAAATATTTTTCTGCCTGGGCAACATCGATGTAGATATCTTCTGACAAAAACATGCGCTTGACGTAGTCAATAAGCTGATACTGCTCAGCACAATACGGATACTTATGCTCCTCGACTAGGCTGATATAGTCTGCAAGATATGAGAGGTCAAGAGCTTCTTGACCCTTACAGTTCTTCGTCATCGTCAAGGTTCTTGACCTTGTCAGTTGACAAACCCAAGTCTTTCAGAATTTGAAGTTTCTGCTTATTGTACATATACGCCTGCTTTACGGAGGGATTGTCTTTTTCATACTCTTTTCCTACCGCAGAAACCGCCATATAGGTCAGTCCTCTCTTGCGAATATCAGCCTGCATTTTTCGTTCCTGCTTCTCGTAGAACATATAATCTGCGACAAGCGACTTGTAGAAATCGACAGAAGCTCCCATCTGGACAAGCTGTTCTGTCAACGAATTTTCGATCTCTGATAGACTAGGCTTTTTCACTTTTGCCAACTCCTTACATTTGATTTTCTTGAAAAAATTCTCTCACGTGCGTGCGAGGGCGGATTTGTCTTTTGTGCCTCCCGTCGTACAAGGCCGAAAAAATTTTTCGACCCTTGACCCCGGGGGGTATCGCCGCAAGGCGCTCACCACCGCTCCTCATTGACGAACTTATCTGCACGTTCTTGCCAGCGCCGTTCTGGGTGCTGTGCTTCATGACAGTCATGGCACAGTGCTATCAGCTGTCTATGCCGTTCGCCATTATCGTCATAGTAATACCGACTGTATGCAAGCTGCGGAAATTGCTTAAGATGCTTGACGTGATGAAGAATATTTGCTCTCGTCACCTTGCCTTTGCACTTGCATATCTGACACTCATTGTGCTGCTCTGCGATAACGCTCTTACTGAACTTTCTCCAGTAGCGGTCGTTGTAGAACTTGTCAACTCGTCCGTCCTTGATTAGCTCTCTGATCTGACTCGTACTATACACGTTATCACCTCGCATATATAGCACAAGGACCACGTCATACAACGTGGCCCTTGCACCGGCATAAAACTATGGAAAAACTATAACAACAACCCCGCATTATCATCATAGCATGCAGAGTGTGTTCGTGCGTGTTACAGCGTGTTTTTTTTGCAAAACTTGCAATGCCTGCCTTTGCAGTAGTCCTCTGAAGCATTGGCTTGTCTGGCTATCCACGCCCATGACGGCGGCTGCCACCCTCCATCCTTGCGTGGCACGAGGTAGCGAAGTCGAAAAATAATCCTAATGAATGCGTCATCAATGCCTGACACATATGCTTCAATCTCTGATATCTCTGCTTTGAGTCTGCTATAATCATCACTGTCTGTACTTACCCACTTCAACTCAGCCTTAAGCTGTCGATATGACAGCAATCGCTTCTTAGTCATGATGATTCTCCTTTCCCTGCCTTGCCGATAATTCTCTCGATATTTTCGTCAGGATATCTTTCAACACAACACCGTTTTTTTGAAGCGCATGGGCATGACGTGTCAGGCTATCGTCGATATATGCAACGTATAACTTACCACAGTGAGGACAGTTATAGCACCATACGTCCCCCTCTATGCTTTGAAATCTCTTTTTGCGAACGCAGACTATGAATTCCTTATGGCAATCATCACATATCACGCTGAGCTCAGCTCCCTTAAGACTCATCATCTCACCCCCTATATGTTCAGCTTCGCCGTTCGGCGGTACATGAATAGCGATATGTAGAACGTGCCGTTATCCTCGTTCCAGAATGGACGGCAATCAGCATAGTAATAATCTTGATACATATTCTCGAACAGCGCCGAGTTATCACAGTTATATGCCATGCTCTGCACCGCACGTTTCGTTAAACGATAATCGTTATTCTGCGGTTGCGGTTTAATGCAGTTAGTTGACGCAACATAACGCTTGGCGTGCTTGCCGTTGTTATGTTCTGAAATCTTCTGCTTGCAGAAATACTTTGCAATTCCTGCACAGCCTGTCTGGTCAAACATCAATGGCAGGACCTTGTCAACATAGCCCTTGCCCCATATGGATGCTATCTCGTTGATAGTCAGACCACCTGTCATGATAACATGGAAGTGGATACGTCCAGACTTTGAGCCCTGCTCAATGGAATAAATATACTTCATTCTCGGTAAGCTTCTCTTGACTCTTGCTCTATTCACACGTTTGACAAAGTTAGCAAAGTCTTTCTTGGCACGCTCAAGGTCAGCAGGATTATTCTGCGGTGCATAGGTCAGCTCGAACTTATAGTCTTTGTCAGTGAAGTTTGCAGGGATAAGTCTTGCCAGAGCTCTTTCAGCATTGATCTGATTCAATCTCTCCTGCACCTTGCTTGTCGGCTTTCTTTTCTTTTTTCGACTAGAAGAACGTGGGCAGGCATAGACAGGATACATATTCACTTCCATGTAGTTTCCATAAATATACTTTTGCTCTCTGTATCTCATAAGACTCATTGTCATTTCCTCCCACTGTCCGAGTTATTAAGACCCATTACAAGCCCTCATACCCGTGCTTACACACGGGCTGAACACTTGTTCTATACTATATATAATATATAGGGCTTCACTCTGTCATTGCCAATTGCTCATAGTTTCTGATCTTGTCTTTTTCTTCGCACTCCCTGTTGAATACTTCTTGTAACATATCGTGCATGGAATTAATGTCATTAAGAAGTTCTTGTGTTACAACGCCATGGGTTTCACACAGTACACCGAGCGTAAGCAAGCCTGCTTTGACGATTATCATATCATCAATGGAATAGTATGTAAGAATTTCATAATCATCTATTACTTCAAGGAATGATTTCGGGCATATATGCACTTTTTCTGTGCCTGAGAATATCTGATATTCGCTTAGCATGGCAACGAATGTTGAACGACGATCTATCATCTTGCCTGTTGTGCATGAAGCGATGTTCATAACAATGCTGCTCTCAATAGCAGGCGGCAGCTGCTTACATCTCCAATTCTCACGGTCACTTTCATTAATGTCAAAAAGCGTGAGTAACTGTTCGCTGGTATTCATGTTCGGCATGCCGTAAAGCGGATATATCGCACTGCCTGAGCCGATCCATAATGAATTATCATTTTCATTATAGAAGTAGGATATGGTCTTAGCCGCTTTACTGCATATTTTTTTCAGCTTAGATATTTTCATTTTCTCACTCCTTTATTAAGGTACTTCAAGATTGCTTCCTGCGCCTGCTCAAATCCTTTGCAGACAACTGCAAGATAGCCGTTGTCATTAAGCGTTTTCAGAAACTTCTGTTGAGATTCCGATACTCGTCCACCTGATGTGCGTTTCATTTCTATAAAAAGACCGTAGTAACCGCCACGTGCCACCGGAAGCATTATGTCAGGCACACCTGACTTTACGCCCTCAGACTTAAGATCTGCGGCAGTTCTATAGTGGCGATAGCCGCCGTTCGGTATAGCGAACATATACTCCAGTTCAGGATACTTGCCTGAGCTGAATGTCGCCCACTTGAAAAGCAATGCCTGCTCTATGTGTTCTGTTGGTGTGTTTGAATTTTTCATTACATAACACCGCCCTTTGGTATGTAGAAAATCAAGCATTTGCTCCGCTGTGATGATGAACACTTAACTTTCAATGTTCTTGGCATTTTAAAAGATTTAGATTCAATTGTTTCTATACCAATAACAGTCCATATTTCTTCGTCTGTTGCAATCTGATCTCCAACTTTGAGTGTTGAAAGAGCTTTTTTCAAGTTCTTTCTATCTTTATTTCTGCCCGTGGTTATTTCAGACAAGATTTTCTGCGCTATAGCTATTGGATTTTCATCTGACATAGTTATTCCTCCTAAAATGTTACTGTCACATTCAGTACGGCCGCCGCTATCCAATAGACGGATTTCTTGTAGTCCTTTTGCAAAGCGTATATGATAGCTGCTCCCACGTCTAGCAGAATCAGCAGGAGTGGGAATATGCATTCACACTTGATTTTTATCATGTTTTTGCTCCTTTGTGTTTAAAATGTGTATATCCTGTGTAGTATTGGTTAAACATATTGACAATCGTATTTGACGGTGTTATAATGTATAAAATTTCAAGAAAGGAGTGATAAAATGTTACAACTATTGCAGCCAATGTGGTCAACGATTAAGATTTTTGCATTTGCCTTTGTGAAACTCGTTGATACCGTCCCTGTCCTTGGTGGTCTGCTCATAGTATCGATTGCCATTGGGCTTTATACATTTATCAAAAAACGTCATCAAATATAATCTCATGCCGCCCTATGGGGCGGTTTTTTTTAGGGAAACATTCCCTCCAAATGATACTTTTTAAAACATTGCCATGACTCTTTCTCTTGATACACTTCGTCATACCTTGCCTGAATGCCGTCAAGTGTCATAGCTATCTCTTGCTGATACTTCACTTCGGGATAGTACGTAACTTGCATGAATTTGAAAATCTCAGGATTAATATTCATTCCGCTCTGATATCGTGCCAAAAACGCTTCCATTTCATATTCCAAGATATAGAAAAGATATCTTGTTCCCATGCTCTTGTCTTTGGGTTGAAATACGCCGTACTTGGTTTCCAGCTCTGAGTTCTCGCAAAGATATCTTACTTTTCCGTCCGTAGCGGATAGCTGAATATAGACAGTGCCAGCTTCGTACACTTTGCCTTTTTTCACACGTTCAAATGTCACAATGTCAAGCAGTGGTTTGCGTTCCTTCTTGGCATGGGAAAGAATGTAGTCCGTGCGGTTTTCAAGATTTTTCATTTCAAGCCATGTTGCCATGGTTTCACCGACAATGTCTTGCTCAGTGAAGAATTTCAAAAAATCGTCCTTGACCTGATTATATTCATCATCACCGCAGAGGTCTTTCAGCGTTGCCATAAGGTCATTCGTTGCCTTACGCACTTCAAGTTCGCTTTGTATCAGCTCTTTGCAGAGGTCTTTCAAAGACGGAAGTTCTTCCTTTTCAAACGTGTCAACATAGCGTGGAATGTTCAAATTGTAGTCATTCTTAGCAATTTCCTCATAGCTTGCCACGTTTGAGAATTTTTCAACAACACTGCGGTTATGATATGTATCGGCTATTTTCTGAATATGCTCGTCCGTCATGACGTTCTGCTTGCCGTGTTTCTCGAAAAGTTTTTCGGCACTGATAAACAGAATATCTTTTGTTTGCTTATTTTTGCTAAACACGATAACATTGACAGGTATGCTTGTGTTTAAAAACATATTTTCAGGCAGCGAAATAACTGCGTCTATCAAATTATTCTCTATGAGTTGTTTGCGAATCCTGCCCTCTGCGCTTCCTCGAAAGAGGACACCAGCAGGCAGGATATAGAATGCCTTACCTACGTCCGACAGCCGTGACAAGCCGTCAAGTACAAACGCATAGTCACTAGCCTTAGCAGGTGCAAGGTCATAGCCCTCAAAGCGTGGGTCTGACTTTGGCTCCCATTTCAATGAATAAGGTGGGTTTGATATAACAACGTCCGTTGCATTTTCCTCATATGTGTCAACAACTTCTATATCGCTGAACTCGTCTGCTTTACTCAACTTATAGACTTTCTGAACTTCGTCGAGCAGGACGTTTTTTTGCAGAACCACAGCATTCTTATTTCTCAACGCAAGATTGAGAAGTAGCACAGGGATACTCATTTGCGAAAGTTCCTCGCATTGGAAGAAACTATCCCTATTCAGTCCAACTGACAACGCTCCAGTTCCTGCACATATATCGATTATCTTTTCTGACTTTGGCGCAAGCTTGGAAATCAGCTTGCACAGACAATCGGGTGTATAATCCTGCTTTAGATTACTGCGGTTTGCGTTATTCTCTTGAAAATAGTCACGTAGACAATCGTTATTGCCGTTGAAACCTTGCTTGACAAATTCCTTACACAGCTTGTCTTTTTCAGCTTTGTCAAGAAGTTTTGCAAGAAGTGCCTGCGGAAGTTCAAAACTTTCTTTTATGCCAAATAGATTGTTGATTATTTCTGTTGTCATCTATGTCCTGCTTTCCAAACATTACCCCTCAAGGTCATCAGCTGCCTGTCTGAGCCATTGGCTTGTAACGGCAACGAATTTTTCCCTAGTCTGCTGGTCTTCAATATCATTGATTTTTTCAATGAATTCCGTAAGCCCTTTCTGAACGTTTTCAAAGATGATCTTCAGCGCAACCCTTGCTTCGTCTGCATTGCCTGACTTCAATTTCTTTTCCAACTCTGCCTTGGCATGGTCCGCTTCTTCTGCCTCAGCCTTAACTTTACTGAGGGCGGTTTCATACTTAGCGACGGCTTCCTTAACTGCATTGTCACGCTCTGTCTGTGCTTTCTTAAGGGCATTATTTTTTTCATCTTCTGCCGCCTTCACGGCTTCACGGCTTGACTTCTTCAGCGAATTCAGCTCTTTCATATGTTCGGCATGAAGTTCCTGACGGATAGACAGCCTTATCTTGTCAATCTCTTCTTCGTCGAGGTCTCTCTTAACTACCTCGATAGGCTTGTCCTCGGCCTGCTTAAGCTTTTCTCTCAGTTCTTCAAGCTCAGCTCTGAGAGATTCGGCGCTTTCTGTCTGCTCCTTCTTCTCCTCCTCAAGGAATGTCAGTTGTTCGCCTAATGCCTGCTTTTCTTTGATTAGCTTCTTGACTTCTTCAACTGTCATTCCGCCAAGGTCATGTGTGTCAGCGAATTCTTCACGTTCGTACTCCGGAAGCTTGGAGAGAAGCTCCAGCTTTGTTACGCCTATACTTGCGTGTTCTTCAAGGAACTTGGTGCTATTGTCCTCATAGAGTTTGATATAGGTATACGCCTGACGTTCTTTGAACGTGTAGTCACCATTGCTTTCAAGATAATTCTTGAAAGACTCATAGCCAAGTGCTGTGTAGAGCTTATAATCTCTGATATTCTTCAGTGACCTGCCCATTTCTACGATAGCCGTAGCAGCTGTTCGGTAGCACTCGCATATGTGCTGATGTTCTGCCATAGCCGTTTTCATAGATACTGTAATTTCTGTGTTTTCCATTGCGTTTTCTCCTATTCTGGTTAGTTATTCAGCGGATATAAGCTGCGCCTGTCGGCGCAATGTAAGATTATCAGAATTAAATAAGCAAACCGGAGCGAGCCCGTAACTGAGGTACGCATGGCTGTCGTTGATAGCTCCTGTCGGGGTGACGTTACGCACGTAGCGAGCGTAGCCGGTGTCGCACCTCCACGGAGTAAGCGTCCACATACAGCCTTCAAAGAGCGGCACATAATCTCTATACTTGCGGTATTGGTCGCAAGTTAGCAGCGTTATATAATCTTCACACGTTCCGTAAGCTTTATCACCGTTATCGGCGACAAGGTCAGACGTTTGCTTTATAAGATGCTCTGTGTTAAAATGTTCCTCTAGCACATCTTCATTGAGAAAGCGACGGAGCGTTGACGTTTTCCAGTTGTTACAACCGTCATTGTAATTATCGTTGAAACGTTTTTTACACCAACAATCGGCCGTTATCGCTAAGTAGTTGCCGTCGATAATGTCGAGGCATATAAAACGTATACCATTATATACGAACTCCTCACCGGGTCTTAGTTTGATCTCGTTCATTGTTATTCCTCCTAGCTTGCTTTTCTCCTTTTAGTCAGCTTCTTCTGGCTATTCAGCCACTCTTGGAAGTTGACTTCAAACGCCTTGATTATTTCAGGCTTTTCAAGCTTCTTGCCCGTTAAAGGGTCTTTGACTTGTTCATTCTTAAATCCGTGGCACTGCACGATATGGTCAGCATTGTCTATTTCAATCGTAAACCATGACTTATCAAGGTCAGACGGCTTTCTGATGAATAGAATTGTCGTAACCCCACTGCAATGCCTTGAAGCATAACCGCCGACGCATATTCGCAAGTCCTTTCCCTCTTTGATAATGCTTTCGGCATTCTCTGGTACAACCAACTGAATACCAGGATAGCTATAGCCCTTATACTTCTTGCAAAGCTTCTTGTATCTGGGCTTATAGGCTTCCTCAAGCTCGGCGGCTTCTTTTCTCTTGCGTTCTTCTTCCATGAAGTTGAAGTTCTCAACTGCGTTATCATGCGCTTCGTTCAGGTCTCTCGGAAAGGCTATGTTTTTCAAGCGAAAATCATAGCCTATTTTCAAGCCGATATTGGCATAATCGTCATACAGCTTGACAAGGCGCCTTATCTCTGAGTGATCGTCTTCGCAACGTTCTTCCTCGGGAGAGTGCTTCATGACTTTTCTCAGGTATTCTAATGCCTGCTCTGGATCAACGCCTGCCTTTTCAATGCTGGTACAGTAATCAATGATATAGCTATACATTCGGCAGTAGAAAAGGTCTTTCTTCTTGCCTTTGCGCTTGAAGTCCTGATACACCTCAATAACTTCTGCCGGCGTGTGATCTTCAAGAATGGTTTTGACCTCATTTTGCGTTAGGTGCTTGAAGAACTTTTTCGGCGACTTTGCCGACCAGTCAAGAATCTTATAGTTTTTTTTATTTCTCCACAAAAGGTCCTGAACGAACATTGCACAGTCCATCTTTGTGGCCATTTCAAGTATGGGATACATAGCATACGCTGTGTAGTAGCGTTCCTGATCGAACTGGGTGATGTAGCCATTTTTCACAAAATCTATCCCTGAATACTTTAAAAACGTGTTACGAAGTGTCTCTTTGTAAAGATATCTTTTTGGACGACTTGCAAAGCCGTCGTTAAAGGCTCC